TCGGACAAACTGCGTCATTTTATAGAATTATATCAGTATAAAATAGCAAGTTAGGAACTTGCGGAACTTGAATAAGTTACTATGCCAATCGTCAACGGGTAGACAAAAGAGGCAAATTGGAAAACAATCAAACCAATTTGCCTCACATCCTACTAAACAACCTTAATAACCTCAAAACTAAACTTTGAACCGCTGGATGGATTTGAACCACCTAACACATAAGGTATCACGTTACATGTCTTCCCAGACTGAATACAGCGGCATCCTTAATAATATGACAAATCCTGTGGAGAAGGTGAGACTTGAACTCACGACCCTATGCTTGCAAAGCATACGCTCTTGCCATCTGAGCTACAACCCCATTGCGGAACTGGCAGGACTTGAACCTACGACCCTCACGTTAACAGCGTGACGCTCTGACCAACTGAGCTACAGAACCGTTTATAGAGGGCAATGTTGGACTCGAACCAACGTAAGACTGTTTTGCAGACAGCCGCCTAACCACTCGACTAATTGCCCCATGTATGTCACTTTGCCTCGAAAGCTCTCATTCCACACTTGAAATGAGGCATCACAGCCAGGAAGTATGCTTTTTGTGTCGGCTTGCCGTATGTATCGAGGTTATCAGATATATGGTAATGGATAGCCTTCTCATGTGTGCAGAATCCAGCAATTCCATGATCGCCAAATTTTTGGTAATGCTTGCAATTTACACAACTATGAGAATTGTTTATCTCAATCCCATAATATCGCGTCCCTCTTTTGCTAACTGTGGATGCAAAGCTTATAATAGCATCTTTAGCATGTTTCATAATGCCTACTCCCATAGTGACTTTTGTTTTGTTGTTTTAGTTGCAGAGGCTGGAATCGAACCAGCGGCCTTCAGGTAATGGGCCTGACGAGCTACCTCTGCTCTACTCTGCGATGTCATTACGTATATGAATAGCAGAGTCAAGTCCAACAAGTTTGTAAATTCAGTGATATTTTTGAAAAATACTCCTATTCTCACGAACCAGAGCTTCCATTATGCAAGATTACATTTCCAACACTGTGGAGGCGTAGGAATCGAACCCACAAGTCTTATGGCTGTCTACATTTATGAACTGATAACTTTTACCATAACCTCCAGTTGTACCGATAAAATACCCTGCTCGGTACCACACCGCCAGCCTACGTTCTGGACGACACAGAACTTCTCACGCCAAATGGCTTAAAACGTGAACTTTGCTAAGTTAGTCGTGTCTTCGATCGGTTGTACTTCCCGCTAATTTTTATTTTCTATTGAAGTCAGCTGGAGTTTCGCCCCATTCCCTGTTATCCCAGTGACTGACTTCTATAGTATCAACATCATACGACAAAGCCTTCAAGAAAATCTCTGCTTTCTGGAGGTCTCTGCATTTCTTCGTTGATGCCGTAGATTTATTCTTGAACCACGTTAGAGCTGTCATGCTGTCTGTATAAATATGACGAGGCTGGAAATCATTCTCGATTATATACTTGACAGCTTCAACCACTCCTAAGAACTCGCCGATATTCACGGTCTGGTTGCCTAAGTTCTTATAGAAAATCCGCTCGCCAGTAGCAAGGTCAATGCCTTGGAACTCCGTCACCAGATTCTTGGTTGAATGAGCAGCATCTACCGCAATTCCTTCAGTTGGTCTATTCATATTACCAGTATCTCATCGCAACAGGCACAAGCATGGCTTTACTGCCGCAAACGACAGGCATGTTCCTTACAGAAGCATTTACCCAGAACTTACAACCAGGCTCCCAAAAGCGTTGATGTCTTTGAGTAGTATGATAAAGCTGGATAGTCTTTCTATACCAGTCACGCCCCTGCGCCTTGATGGCAGCCTTCTTCCTTTTGCGAGGGAGCTTGGGCTTCTTAGCGATATACTTTTCTTGCGAGTCCATCAGCGAACATGCGATTAAGCAGAGAATTAGCAGCCAAATCGAAATCTTCTACAACCTGTACAAGGTCTTTGATGTCTACACGCTTTTCCAGTACGGCACGGCAAGCAGACAACTTCTTGACGCTATCTTTTGTTCCGTCCATAGGATCGAAAGTGATGCACTTGTTGCCGAACTTAACGTCAATTCGGTACTGAATTTTCGGGATATACGAGGTCTCGATTGCAGCCTTGAACTCGCAAGGTATAGCTGAAATTACCACATAGCCGTTACGTTCGTGCATCGGAATAAGCTCAACGTCATACAGGATGTTAGTAAGAATTTCGCACGTCAGCTTCTTGTCCAGTACGCACACCTTCTTGGGGTAAGGCGAATCCTGGCGAACACCGCAATAGCGTCCTGTCTTAGGGTTTTGTGAAACGAATCCGATATAGGCATCGGTCTTGTCTGATTTTACGAACTTGAGCTTTGTGCTGATTTTTTCAACTTTCTTCTGCTCCTTCACTGTTTCTTGTTCTTTGATGTTACTCATTTTTATGTCAATTTTTTGAATATGCTAAAAACAAATGTGGTACATTCCCTACTTTTTAATAGGAAATATACCACAAAAGTACAGTTTATTAATAAGAAAAACGAAAGATTTTCAGATGATTTTTAGTTGCAAATCACTGATAATCAAGCGTTTAATTTCATAACGAATTTACCACCCTACGGACTCATTACTACCTGTTTTTAAGTCAGATAACGCAAGATTCTGGAAAACGGACTATCATACTAATGAAAAAAGTTTTGTCAGTAATCGGCGTTTTGCTCGTTTTCCAGCGTTTTGACATCTGGAAAGTCGAATTTGCCAAGATTGTTGCGGCTCTGAATCATCTTCGTCTTGACTCCATTTGAAACCAAAATCCCGACAATATCAAGAATGTCTGCAACAGGCAATTTGAGACTCGCCATCTGATTGTCGAACTCTTCCAGTGTTGCATCTGGAATATAGTTAGCCACTCGTACCGCATCGTCACCAACGGCAACATAATGCCCCTCCAGTCGGAACAGACATACGGTATCTGGCATTTGCCGCTTATAGTAGCAATATGCCTCATTTGCCTTCTTGTTCATAATTCTACTTGTTTAAGATGTTAAATATCAATTTGAATGTGTTTTGCAAAGCATGAGTCGCACAAGCCATTGTTCCGTTTGTATACAGGAGCTGGAATTTTCCTCATACACTCGGAACAGTAATGCTCGCTTGACCGCTTGTTATAAATTGCGTTCTGTACCTTGCTCTTGGAAGCTCCGTACTCACGCATCAGTGCCTCTATCATCTGGCCTGGAGTATACCGTTTCTCTGATTTCAGCTTTTTGTAGCTGTACTTGATGAGCAAATCGAGCGCATAGTTATGGTCGATGAGGCTCATGGAAACGAGCTTGGTCAGATAATCAACAGAGCCGTCTGTTATGATAGCGAGGCGTTCAATGTCTTTTTGTCGTAAGCGTATCATTTATTTTGTTGCATCATTAGTTCTGAAGGTGATGGCTGTCTATATGTTGCCCACTTGAAGAAAATGAAGCCGCCAATACAGGCGCATAATATAATCAACGCAAGCACGATGCGATGCTGCATTAGCCATGTTGTTATGGTATGCTTCTTTCTATATTGGTAAATTGCGCCCAATATGCAAGAAAAGAATCCTGTTATTGAAAGAGCAACGCCAATACCTTTTGGACTATCCAGTGTATGGGCATCTGCGCACATCAAAAATACAACAAAACATAGAACACTCCATAGAAGCAATGCTTTGGCAACACTATGCTTCCTTTCCGCTGTTGTCAATTCTGGCTTATTACACATAGAAACTGGAAGCCCATGAATACGAAAGAAGTTACTTTGTACTATTGCCGCTTCATTGATCGTGCCTAACTTAGGGTAATAGCTTTGTCCATATTGCTCTAAGTATTTATAGAAGTAAGCATAAATCTCATGCCATGCTTCTTTTGACTGTGATTGGATTTGTTGAATGAGTGACTTTTCTTCACTGTCGGCGATAGCACAATCATACTTATATATGGGAATTACGCAACCGTCATCTTCATTATTAAGCAATTGTATATCAGATAAATCACATGTCTGTAATTGCTCAACACGATGCTCTACTTTGAAAAGCGTTATGAATTTCTCAACATGAACGGGAGTTGCAGATTTGTTATATCTGGATGCGATATATTTCATTATCTCGCCTTTAGAATCCTTATCAGGGTCATAAATAAGAGAAGTAAATAATGCTTCCATCCAAATATTAACGTCATACTGGCAACCTGCCACTACAACGCTCCACGGTTCGCTCCCAGCAAGCAACTTTACTTTTAATTTTGGCTGCTGAAGTATAATATATTGATGGTTTATGCCTTTCATTTCGGTTCGATTTTAATGGTGTAGCCAAGTGTGTCAGCAAGTTTGAGAAAATTGTCCACTGTCACTTTATTAGAGCCACGCTCAATATTGGCGATAGTGGGATATGTGCATCCGACAACTTCTGCAAGTGAACGCTGGGTATAGATACCGTTTCGTGCATCTTTAAGCCATGCGGCTATGGAGGCTATATCAGTCAACTTAGTGCTGCAACCATCTTTTGCTATGGATAAAGTCATTTCGATACTTTCCAAATAATGAAAAGCTTTATCCATAGCAAAATTGTTCGGCTTTGTTTCAAGAAGCTGGAGTTGAACAAATGTATATCCAGTTCGCCTACACATTTCATTCTTGCCAAGACCAGCATCTTCTCGTGCCTGTACTAACATCTGACTAAACTCTATTCTATCCATTGCTTACATTTTTGATGCAAAAATACAAATAATATTTGGTACTACAAAATATTTTCACTACCTTTGTTGAAAAATTAACGATTATGGCAAATCACGAATTGACAGAAACGCAGATAACGGCACTTGAAAAACTTGGCGAAAATCCAACAGAGTATTACCAAAAACATATTCCAGTAACTTTCGGAAATATTCATGTTGCATCAACGCCAAAGTCCTTGAAGCAGCTAAGTATTGCAATTGCCGTGGACGTGTATACGTCTGGAACAGGTCGTGCAAGACTTCGTTCTTGCTACGATTGTATACGTCAGATGAATATACGAGAGAAATATCGCCAAGGAAATCTTGAAACCTATATCCGCAAATTAGACGAAAACGTCAAGCGTTATCTTGCCATATTATGCAACCAATAGACTTACTCACATTTCGTCAAAGCCCCAAAACAATTCTGTTCATGCCCAGAGCGAGTGCCGTCTTTCTTAGGATAATTTACCTTGAACAACTGACGGCTGCCCATACTGTCATTAAAATATACTCTGACAAACCAGCAGGGAGAACCAACGTAATCTACGCACTTATCGCCAACCTTGATTGGAAACTCAGATATATATTGTTGCTGTAGTTGTTTGATTTTACCCTGCAATTCATAAATTTGACTGCGCAACTCTGCAACCTTCTTGTCTAATACTTCTTTTTCCATATTCTATCAATTTTTGTTTTCTGCAAATTTTTCGATTTTCGATTTTACCGCTTCAATTCCGTCTACGAAGCTATCCAGAATATCTATCGCATCCTGCATAGCTTCGCCCGTTCTGGAACATTGCAAGCCTTCAGAAAGATTGTTGAAAGCATCATCCTCTTCGGCTTGAACGTCCTGAATGACCGCAACCGCCTCGTCAAGAGCTGCGGTTGCGTCATATAGCTGTTGTCTACGTTGTTTATTCATCGTTGTCTATTGTGATTTATTTCCCTACTGCTTTTCGTGTCAGAAAACCCCTATGTTACAAAAGTCTCATGTAATTTTTCTTCCTTCCACACTTCTCGCACTCCTCCCAGTACATCGCCGTATTGCGACGTTCTATATAATGGTGACGGCAAGTAATATTCTGCTTCCACCATTTTTGAAGAAACAATATAAAATCTCCTATCATTGTCTTGTTACTTTAATAGTTTGAAGTTCACACTTATCACGAGTTTCGACTTGTCTTTCTTTGGTATTCCTTCGCTCATAGCGTTATAGCAATCGTCAAGCATTGCAAGCATAATGCGGTTGCTTTCTTCATGCGTCATGGATTCCCAGGAAATTTCCATAGAGTCAGCCAAGTCACGAGCCAGCTGATAAAATTTGTTGTCAGCTGGAATTTCATTGACATCGTATACCGCTTCATCGCCACTGGCAAATAAATACTTCGACAGTTCGATGTAGCGGAAATACGAGTCTTTGACTTTTTCAAGCTTTTTGTCCATTGTTACATTTTGATTGGACGTAAATCTCACGAAGTTTCAGCATAGACTGGATGAGCGAGTCTCCAGTTTCTTTGTCATTTGGAATAGAGATAACCACGTCACCATAGATGATGACAGGCTTTCCGTCAAATGAACTGATGTTGAAACGAATAAGAGCCTCCTGCTCCGCATATTGCTTATGTTCCAGTGCCTTGGAAGCGATTCTCGTTTCTTTCCACTTACTGATAATCTTTGTGATGTTGTCGATTAAAAACATTACTACATAATTTTGAATATTTAGGATGAAGATTTCGCTGGATGTCCAACGACGTATCAATTTGATATTTAGCACCACGCAAGCACTTTAGGTGTTTCCCAGTAGAAAGTGTATTGTGGATATTCCTGTTTGAGCATTTCAAGCACCCGACCTCTTTGCGGATGCTTTGACAATTTTGCATGATTATTAGAAACAGCAAAATCCCTTTTATTTGCCATACCATAAACTGGTAGTATAGTCCTAATGAATGTACTGATTGCCCCTGCTGTGTTTTGTTTTCTTTTCACTCAATTTTCCTGTTTTGTAAAGTTGTTGTTTTCGTTGTCTGTATTTTCTCTTAGCTTCAGTCCAATAAGCAGTGGAGCGTTTCTTTGGCTTTGTTCTAAGTTGTGGATTAAGAACATGCTGGATAAGGCTCTTGCTGACATTAAACATAGCCGCCAAAGTTCGTTGGCTATATCCTTTATCAGCAAGAATCTTAATCGCTTCACGTTGCTCATCGGAAAGTTTCCTACGCTGGTCTAACTTAGTACCAGCGATAGGAATACTCTCTGATTTATATGGCATCAATATGAATTTTCTACGATTTTCACAAGATGTTCGTCATCGAGTTTCCACTCGTGAGGAAGTATGAAAAATGCAATCCTATCATCCATTGCAAACGCCTGTCTCTCCAATTTATCACCAGCATACATGTGTGCCAGCAATGCGTCTTCAAGCGTTGTGTCGGCAATAGTAACATCCAGCTCATCTTCCTTGCCAGCGAAGATTGTAATGTCTGCCGCACAATAGGATTGATTGTTCCATTCAATTTGATAAGTATTCATAGCCGTTAAATACTAATTTGTTTTGAAATCAATCCTGTATAGCCTTGGCTACGAAGGAACTCGATAGCCGCTTCTTCTGTCATAGCTGGTACAGGATATTCACCGTTACCATTTCCGCTCGGCGATGAAAAATCGCCTCGCTGCAATGGGCTAAATGCGGAGACAGCCCGAACAACGTAACTGTAGCACTTGCCGCCGTTGCCGAGGAAGTAACCATTCCCGAAGTTCACGGTCCATGCGTTATGGCTGTAGCCCTCGGAACTACTCCAGCCGTAATCATCCTCATCAAAGATGTCTGCACCAAGCATTTCAAACACCTCGTTCAGTTCATCACGATAAGCAATGATGGTGCCAAGTTCATACAGGCAAGGCAGATACCACTGAAGACCGCCCTTGCCGTACTGCCAGCAGCGCATAGCAGCCGTCATATCCTCGCCATCTTTCTCATTCTGTTTGACGATATTACGAGTAAGTTCCAGACCACTCAAAGTCTGTAATGCTTCTGCTTCACCGCAAACCTTGTTGAACTCCTTGCAGTTGTCTTTACTGCACCAGATTTCTTTCCACTGGTCAAGTGAAACAATCATGCCGATAACTTCCGTTTGAAGTACAACGCCAATAGCGTCATTCTTGGTTAGTCCCTGTGCCTTGAAGTCATCGACTGAAAGCACATTGTCCTTTGTCTTAATTGAAATTTGATGTTTCATTTTTATTTAATCTTGATTTTCGTTTTACTTAACATATTAATTACATCGCCAAGAACATACATATCATCTGGCGATACACCGTCAACTGCTTCAACAATACCATAAATCGACTGCAATGATTTCACAGCTGTAGATTGAAGCCACTCATTGTATTGTTCTTCCTTAAAATCTGGATGAGATTGCCAAACCGCCTTATCGAAAGCATCTGTGTTATGAATGCGAAGAATAGCAACAGGTTTGTTTTCGTCTCCAGAGCAATCCTTTGAAAGCTCATCCACATATACTTGGTTTGTCCACGCCTTATCGTCTGGGCTATTCTTCAGCCAAACGATAGTGTCTGGCTCTATCACATTCCCAGTGCCTTCTATTTCACCGACATAGTAGAAACCAGATGTCTCTTCTGCTGGGTCAGTCCAATAGACTTTGGCGTTAGGATATATGAAGCTCTTATAATACTCCGTCTGCTTTTTGAGATATTTGTGATAGACATTATTTTCCATCAAATCCCAAAGACACACTTCGGCTTCTTCATCGCTTCCTGGCATATCAGGATTTTCCATAAGAATCCAAACTGATGTTTTAGCATACCAATCTTGTGGGTCTTCATCAATTCTGACAATCTTACATGGATAAACATCCTCACATACTCCATTCCAGTTATAGAATGCTTTAACGCCAGGCTTCATCCAGCTCCAGAAATAAGCATAGTCTTCGCTTTCAAGTTCGTTCAACCATGTATCAGGACATTGCCACGATAACTCCTGGAACATCGTATCGCACAGCTTTTCGTTGTAGCCGCATGCTTCAAGAAGAGAAAGATGCGTCCAATATTCTTCTGTTGTCTCCGAATCATCAAAGAAAGCCTCCTCTGCGTAACAAGGAGCATCCCAGTTATTTTCGTAAGCCTCTTCATCCTTGAAAAATGCACCTTCAGTACCATTTATATTGGCGTATTCAGAGGTTATAATATATTCTCCA